ATAAAAAACATTCTCAAACACAGTATCGTCACCCTTAATGACATCTACTCCATCAACCTTTTCAACAGATACGATGTTTGCAAACTGATTTGCTGGTGAATCTACAAGACTCAACTCTACCAAATCATAATCCTTAATAATTCTAATTGTAGAATCTGACTTCTCATCATAGCCGTCATCCCACTTATTCATACGGCCACCAATTGAGAATCCTGTGTATGTACCGTCCAAAACTTTTTCCCATGCATTTTGTGCACCCTTTGAGATATATGCAGAAACAAAAACACCAGAATAAAATTTCTTAGATTCTGGATCAAAATACTTGTCTTCCTTAAAGTTAACCATCTTGCCTACTGCTGATGGCTGGTGCATTTCACGAATGTTGCCACGGAACTTTGCAAACGCCTTCATAGATGCTTCTGATGTAACAATATCGTTTTGCTTATCTAGATTATCTAGGGATGCAAAACCTGAGACGATGCGTCTTTCCTTGTCTACTTTGGCAAAAGGAAGAGATAAGCGAACATTGTCGCCCTCTGTGTTCCAATGGGCTTTTGATATAGTCATGGTTTATATATTATATACCCTTTTTATATAGATTGTCACAATTCGGACATTTCGTCTAGTTCGTCAAATTTTCTTCCTTCACCCTTTGGATTGCGCCCTGAGATGGTTGCTGATCCATCAGACTGGTTGTTTAGTCTTTCTGAATCTCTTTGACGATCTGCATTATCATTTGCTGCCTGTTCTGGCTTTGGGTTAAATGGCTCATCTCCACCCTCTCTAACTGGCATTCCAAGAACCTGTCTTGCCTCGTTAGGAACCATAACTTGAGACTTAATGTAACGCTCAATAATTTGTGACTGAGTTATTTCATCTGTTAATGTTAACTCGTTAAACTTAAAATCAAGGATGTCGGTCTTTTCACGAACAATCTTGTTGATCAACTTTTCAAGATTTCTTTGTTCTGGTCTTGCAACTTGCTCCTTAAATGTTCTATCTTGAGCGATTGCTGCAGCGATTTGTGCTGCATCTGACCCACCAAGTTTAGACAAAGGAACCTGATGTGCAATAAGAATGTCATCACGATTTTGTTTTCTGTATCTTTCAAAAGATGCTTCCTGTACTCCATTTTCAACAGGGTCCATCTTGAACTCGACTTTATTTGTGTCAGAGTCTCCTGGAAGTGGAATATACAGTGTTCTATGGTTTTGACCCTTAAGACCAGTCTGTAAGAATCTAAACATCTTGTCTTCTGCATCAGCAGATAACTTAGCACCCTTTAGTGTTACAACATATCTTGGTGTTGCTTTGTTACTAAAATAATCTATGTTATATTGTGATGCTAATTGATCTCCGTAAAGAGAGTTAATTGCAGAAATAATATCTGGCACTCCATAAAAAGTATTTAATGGAGAGTACTGCTTAAAATGAATAATCTCATTTGGTCTTGGATCATCCGTAACTGGATTTCCATTCTTTGCACCAAAGTTTCTAAAGTAAACAACCTTGTTTCCAATTACCTGGACAAAGCCATCACGGAGTCTTCTAACTCTCATGGTTATTGCTGGAATATGACCAATATAGCCAATCTCACCAGTAACGGTTCTTCCAACTTCTAAGTATCCATTTCCAACTGACTGAAGGTCTGTGTAAACCTTTTCCATTGTTAGTGTAAATGAGTCTTCGTCATTTAATGATTCGAGCCAATCTCTTAACTCAATCTTTGCTCTTTCAATTCTGCTTCTTGCACGACCAACAGCATCCTTATCTGGAGATGACTCTAACTTCAACATTGTTCTTGGGGAGATTTCAAAGTCATAACCCAAACCAACAATATTTTCTACCTTTGCATTAATTGCTGAATGGTTTGCAAAAGATGTATCATAATAATTTGCTAACTCATAAAGATTCCATGGTGGTGTGATTACGTCAAATAGTCCGTAGCCATTTCTATAAATAGTTCCTGGATTAATTTCTTTTGACTTTGCCCCGTTAACACCAGTTGACACTGCACGTGAACTATCCATGTATGCTTGAGAAGCATCTACCTTTGATAGTCTTGCAGCCCTACGCTTAAAATTATTTTCTAAACCAGAAAGTGACTTTAGGTCATCCCATGTTTTATTAAATGGATCTTGCTTTACAAATGTATCGTCTTCTGGTAGAAGTTCATCTGTTCTTGCACGAAGAATATATTCGTTGTCTTCACTCATTAGTCATCACTTCCATACTTAGCAATTGTATCTTTTGCTGCCTGGACTGCTCCTAGGTCATTCAGAGATGGGATAAGTCCTTCTGACAATCTTTGCTTTTGTTCAGAATATTCTTCCTCTGAAATTCTTGTAAGTCCTGGAACAAACACACAGTTTCCATCCCCTGGATCTCCGTAATAAATTGCTGCTTCACGGAGTTTTGCAATCTGTGTAATGTCACCCTTCATGGACTCAATATTTAAAACAGAACCAGTTCCATCCGTAAACCACTTACCATTAGCCTTCTTGTATACATAAAGACCCCAGTCATAGTGCTTTTCGATAATCTTTGCACGAGATTCGCCAATCTGCCCTTTCATCTTGGGCAGTTGCTTACGCTTTTTCTTTGGATTTTCTAGATTCATAACCATAAGTATACCATATCATACTGCATTTTGAGTTGATGATTGCCAAGAGATATCTGTATCGAAGGTATATTGGTAGTTGTTTAACCTAAAAAGCCTAGTGTCATCAACAACGAACTTGTTTGTACCAGCATAACTCTTATAAATATCAGAAGGATCCACGCCGTAATAGGATGTTGTGGAAAGAACTAGAACTCCCTGCCACAAATAGGCTGGATTCCAGTATTCCCAATCTAGTACAAGAGGTCCATTATATTTTACCTTAAACCAAGGTCGCTCTGTGATGTTCTGAACTTCCTGAAGGTTTGTCGACTTATAATGAGAAATTAAATTAACAAGAACTGGACCATTGATCTTGATTGATCCAACATAGTTAGAAAAGTCTAACAAACTGGAGAAGGATATACCAAGCATTCCCCACTCACGCACTGTTATGTTTGGCTCTTTTACAATATTACCATTCCAATAGAATGCAATGCCGTCTTCAACTTCTCCTGTATTAGCGTTTACCGCATAAATCTTTGCTCTTTTACCATCTGGGTGATTTGCAACCATGAATATCTTAAGAACACTATTCTTACTTTCAATTTCAAATATTTGAGTTGGAGAATATGGGAAGAAGTCTTGATCATATCTTAGTGCTGCTTGCATAGCCATTACCTTGTAGTCAGACGAAGTACTTGAATTGATTGGAATTGCAAGACCACGATTTATAAAAGGATCATAGTCTCCCTTTACTTGCAATCCAGAATTTCTAGTCAGGTAAAGATACGGGGATGTACCCTTATATATCGTGTATGGATTCCTGCCCTTGTAGTCATAATATAGACCAGACTTTTTGTAAGGATATACGGGAACACCAAACCTTGTTCCAATTGGATTTGCTGATGAATCATTATATGCTTGAGATGCAAGTTGAAGACTTCTTATCTTTATTGGATTATTTAATATTCCAAGAACCTTAAAGTTAAGGTGCATAACAATATACAAATCATTAAAGTCAATTCCTGTTGGTGGATATACCAGCATTCCATCAACAACTTCGTACTTTGTGTTTATCCAGTTACCGCTTGGTTCAACGATACCGTTTTTTGGTGCCATCTCTGTTGTGGTGAAATAAGACTCTGCATTTGTAGATGAGTTTGATAGATATTGAAATGTCACATATGATTTAACTAGTGATGACTCAGTGTCATACTTATAACTTTTAACAGACTTATTCTTTAAATCTTCATAGTCTACGTATCCTGTATATAAATGATTATCTAGCGATTCATAGGTTCTCTGAATTGGGTTTTGATATTCTGACTGCAAGTCTTCGTATGTCCATGTGCCAGTGGTTGACTGCTCTATATATCTAGAAGGTGCAGGATAATTAATATTAAACTGCAAAAAGTCTAGATCATAATAGTTGTTTCCCTTTGCATCTGTTACGTATTGTGCAAAATGTCTTAGAGCAACCTTGTCTTCCCAGTAACCCTCAACATCAATATCAAGGGTAAATTTTTCAAAATACTTTTTAGGACTTAGCGTATAACTTGCAACATGATCAATTAACTGAGTATACGAAAAGTCTGATGGGAATCCTCCCTCTAATACATAATTCCAAAAATATTGGCTTGCTCCGACATATTGACCAGCATCATAATCTATATACTGTCCAAAAGTGTTAAACACATCTTCAAAATCTGTTGGTACTCCAAAGTCATTAAACAGTTCAGATATAGATAGGAAGTTTCTTTCTGTTGCAAATCCAACCTTGTATATATTACCAGTAAAAGTTTTATCTAGTTCCTTGTTACCGCCAACATAAACCTTTAAAGATCCACGATTACCAAAGAATG